CCAGTGTCTGACGCAGGATGCGCACATCACGGTCAGTAATGTGGCGGCGATCTTCACGTAAATGCACGGTAATGCCGTCCGCTCCCGCCTGCTCAGCAATAAACGCCGCCTGCACCGGATCCGGGTAAGCAGTACCGCGTGCGTTACGCAGCGTTGCAATATGGTCAATGTTGACGCCTAACAGTAATTCAGCCATGACAATCCTCATCATTCATAATGTGTTTTCACCGTTCGCTTAGGCATAAACTGCCGGAACAGTTCCCTGCTCTTTAATGGTTTACCGCCAAGATACGGCTTAAGCGCCATGCGGGTAAAGCGTTTCGCGGCGCGTAGTGTGTCTGCGTCAGGAAATTCCCGCG